TCTCTAAACCAATCATTCCATAAATGGTAACGCAGAAAAACTTAGTCCTGCAACTTGTGTCGGTATACCCATATAATCTGCCAATTCAGACTCAAGTACACTTTCACCACCTTCTAATGCAACTTGGGGCAACACATAATCAGTAGTTTGAACACCAGCATTCGTATTAAATCCTAGAAACTTCTCCCAGTTATCCCACAACAAACGATTTGGAACAGCAAAGAAAAAAGTTTCTAAGTATATATTATCCATAATTGGAAATATAGGGGTACTCATACGAGCGAACGCATGCAACCTACAATTAAATGTATCACCTGGCAACATCTCATCTACTAAAATAGGTATTAACTCACCAACATCAAACGTAGTCTTTATTCCATGTGATCTATTAAATTTACTTCTTGGTATGTTCGCTTGTGGCGACATACTAAAATGACTTAACGCATTGCTTGTCGTTGACGGTACTGATCCTCTACGCATACTATCTCCGTATTCTACAATTACACTTACTATAACCACATCTTACACAAGAGGGGCGTTTCCGCCCACTCTTCAAAGCTTTACAAATCAACTTCTCCCACTGTCTAAAGCCAGGAGAATTCAATAAATTGCACACCAATAACCTCCATTATCCTTGCACATAATCTCGACGAAACTCAATCAAATTTCCTAAATTAACTTTCGTATCATGTAACACAAACTTTGCATTACTATCGTCCCATACACCTAATTCAAACAACGTCAAATCTGGCGCATTTTTTGCAAAATGATGATCTGGTTGATTAACATAACTGGTAATCGCACGAATCGCTTCATTTGCAGTACGCAAAAACATAGGCTGTAAATACGCTTCTACCTTCGAATCATAAAGAGAAAAAACACGAAGAATCATAAAACCCTTAAATAATGCAGGTTGTCAAAAAATTCGCGGAAACCATTTCCGCAAAAAAATTTACTAATTGAATTATGCATACGCCTGGGTAACCGCACCTCGCGAAAACATCTTACTCTTAGCTATAGCAATTTTTAAACGTACTTGTAAACGTGCATATGTAGAATTTTCTTTATTTTTTTCCGCCTGTTCTAACCGTTTTGCTTTTACTTCACGCAAAATCGGCTCACTAATCGTCTTAAAAATACGATCATAATACTCTGGCGGCTTTTGTTTATAGGTATCAACAACGCACTCATCTAAAGGATAAACTTCTTTCCAATTCTGTTCAAGCCATTGCTTTCCTAATCCAGGTCTATTACTAAATCCCTGAAACTCAGGTCTCAAACCATACTTCTTTAACTCATGTGGACACATTTTATTCAATGTATACTGTGCACAATACGCAGCACTCTCTGGTGTCAAAGCACCAATACTATGATATCCATACCGCCAAAGTTGACTCAAAGTCTCACTCGTATAAAGAACAGAACCTGCATCTGTCTTTTTCAAATACACTTTATCATCAAAATCAATATTAAATAACAATATATGATAATGCGGTCTTCTATCTATCTTACCATATTCAGCCGCATAATACGTACGTATCTTTACACCAACAAAACGCTTACGTAACCGTTTTATAAACTTCTGTACATCAGCTCTATCAACAGACCTATGACCACGCTCTTTAAGAGCAGGATTATTAAAAGTAAGAGTAACAAAACAGTTTCTCTCATACAGTGACGCCTCATGGACACACCTAATAGACCACTGCCGTGCTCGTTCCTTCTTACAACCGTAACACTTACGACACTTAAACGGTACACTTAACAACATTTCAGCAGGAAAACCAATTACCCTCTGGTGTTCAGGCCATTTTCCGCTATAATAAAACATGTCAGCATCTTTCTTATCAAACAACGCACGACCTTTGATTCCGTTCGGTGTCTGACGTAACCTACCAAATATAGGTTCATAACAAGGCATGCGCTGCCTCCTTTTTTGAGCTGGTTCACCACCAGCTCTTTTTATTTATAGTCTAAATCCACCACGTGCAGGCATCTTATGTATATTTATTGGATGAATATACTGTGCAACTCTCGAAAAATATCTTCGACTATTTGCTAAAGTCATAGTCTTTCTTCTTGCTATATGTCCATACATATTTTTACTCCTTACAATTTCACCAATATCTGCTCTGACAGCGTGGTGTCACTGGGGCTAATTATATCAAGTATATATTAGCCCCAGGCACTACGCCTTCGGCTCCGTGGAAGGAATTTCTTCCTTCTTCGGTTGTTCTTTTTGTATCAAACCTAATTCAACCATTTCAGACTTATTTTTAGGATCTTTAATAAAATCTAAAAACTTGGCTGGATCATTAGCAAATTTATATCGTACCTTTGGCGGTAACAACATAAAATGGCTTTTTGCTTCATTTACTTTATTCAACGCTGTTCGATAATCAGTTATATTACTAACATCTTGGTAATTGCGTTGTACTTTAGACAAATATTCCCAAGTCTCTGGTGAATTTGCCAAATACTTCTTTACTATATAATTAATATCAGTTTGTTTCTTAAAAGACTCTTTAGCTAAAGAAACATCTTTACAAAACAACTGAACTCTAGGTTTAATACGCTTCATAAATACCTCAAACAAACAACCATTTAGCCATATTAGCTACTTTCTTAATTCCAGACCATACACTAGAACCATATTTATCAATCAATCCAGCACCTTTTTCAGCAATAGACAATCCGCTATTAATCTTTGTTGCTTGTGCTTGTGCTTTTAGCATATCAGTTTCTGCAGCAGCTCTCTTAATTTGCAATGCACTATTTACTGACTGTGCTGCAGCACTTTCTACAGAAGACATAGTACCACCAACATAAGCACCTTGTGGTGTAGACGCACTCGAATTAGCTGCTAAAATAGGATTAATTCCAGCACGTCTTAAATCCTCAACACGCCTTTGTATAGCAGTATTACTCATCCGCTCTTGAAATGCCATAGCTTTATCAGCACTAGTCTGTCCAAAATCCATAGACTGTTGAGCTGCTCTAACATTTTGGGCATTCATCTCATTAGTTCCTGCATAAGTTAATGCTGCTCCTACACCAGCAGCAGCATTTTCAGCAGTAACAAATGGCTTAACAATATCAACACCTGTTTTTATCGCATCTCCAATACTAGTCGCTACATCTTTTGCCGTACTCACAGCAGTCGGTGCTGCTGGAAAGGTCTTATCCAAATAAGCAATATCAGGATCAACCTTAACTAACTCTGCTATTGGCTTTGCTTGATATAATTCATCAATAGCTTTTTGCAACAAAGATTTAGCCATACATATCCTTAAAAATGATCTACTAATCCTGGAACAGCATAAACTGGCATTGGTCTAGCACAAATATAACTAAAAAAACCATCAAAAATAAAATCAGGTTCATCCGCAACAGCTTCAACTCGTTCCATTGGTGGATTTTCTTGAATAAACGTAGTATTCAAGGTTGGTAATGAACCAAAATCTTGTGCTAAATGCCAAACATCTAAACTACCAACTGCATTACTTCTAAACAATCCAGTAATTTGACTCGGTTTATATCTATATTCAGCATATCTTTCTTGATAACCAAATACGCCGTTATCTGTAGGTGTACCTTGTGCATAAATTTCTTTATTTAATACACTTTGCTCACCCAAATGACTAAAAACAGGCCAATAAAAATCAAACTTGGTCTCACGATTCCACATACGTTCTAAACCTTGTTGATAATTCAAATCTGCTCTTACAGACACAAGGCCAATAATAGTCATATGTTCAGTAGCTGAATACGTAAAACCATGTCCATTAACTGCAGCTACACCATAAGCACCTATAACACCTAATCCGTTTGTATTCGTAGGTGTAGTAGCTTGTGTGGTCTGTGCAACTGGGTTAACTAAAATCGGAGTAGAACCTCCTCCTATATACTCAGCTCGTTGCAATCTCATATCAGGTGAATCAACATTAAAAAAAGCTTTTATAACTTCAGTATAACGTGTACCACCACGTGCAGCTCGTTCATAAAACTTTTGTATCTGAAACGCTTCTCTTAATTCATTAATAGTCCCTGTCACCGCAGAAAAATCAACTTCCAAATTCACATTAGGATTAGAAGGATAAACTCCTGCTCCTAATGTAATAATATTAGACGAAACAGTATCAGGTTCTAACCACGTATATAATCCAGTAGTTTTATCTAATACCTGTACTGAATCAACTCTATCTGATGCATCATTAACTTGAACAGGTAGTGTACTTGCACTAAATGGTATTAATTGTTCTGGTCCCTTTTCCGGCCACGGCAATGCACTGGTGAAATAATCATATCGTTTATTTCGTCGCAATGTATTATACAATGGATATGCATCTGGACCATCATCTGTAGGAACAGCAACTTCTGCTTGTAAATTTTGGTCTCTAAACCAATCATT